TAAACGCAGAGGTTATAGCTTCTATAGGTAATTGGTTGAAATTAGGTTATTATCAAGAGGATGCTGCTGTTATGGCTGGCATTGGGGAATCTACCTATTATAAATGGATGAAAGACGCTAGGCAACTAGACGAAGGGGAAAGAGAGCCCGAAACAGATATAGATGATCTATTAATAGAATTAATAGAGACAGTAAAAAAGAGCCGTGCCGAGTCGGAAGGTGCACACATAAGGAATATAAGGAGAGCAGCCGATAATGGTGTATGGCAAGCTTCTGCTTGGTTTCTAGAAAGAAGCCATCCAAAGAAATGGGGAAGAAGATCTGCTTTGGAATTATCAGGAGACGATGGAAAGCCAATAGAGTTTGAAATCAAGTACGCAGACGGTTAAGAACATACCTAATGGTATATAATTAATTTGTGTACGAGTACAATATCAAAATTACTAGAGTCATTGATGGAGATACTGTCGATGGGATGATTGATCTTGGATTTCATACACACACATTCAAACGCGTTAGGCTAGTTGGTATAGACGCACCAGAAACCCGAACCAGAGACAAAGCTGAAAAAGAAAAAGGCATTATTGCCAAAAATTGGCTAATCAATCTAGTGGAGGAAAACGAGAAGTTTATTATTACTTCTTATGGCACAGGCAAGTTTGGACGTGTCTTGGGAGAGCTATTCGTAGTTAAGGGAGAACGCAAACAATCAGTAAACAAGATGATGATTAATGCGGGTTTGGTTGAAGAATACCACGGAGGTGCTCGCTAGGAAGCGAAGCACAATTGCTTAACAAATTTAATACTCTATTTCGTTTAATACTTGTAGGTATGCTTATATATCCTATGCCTGTTGCGTTTGCATCAGAAGTAACTGAAACAGAAACTTTTGATGGAACCAATGGTACACAAGTAACAGACTTAGGAATACCTAGTGGTAACTATGCTATTGATAGCGATAATGTTGCAATAAGAAACGATCAAAACTGTTGTGGTGTTGGTGGTCAATACTTCTTTAGTATGTTAGATAATCAAACTTCACAAAATGCAAATACAACAGGTTTTACATTTACATTACCTAGTGACCACAATATCAAAGAAGTAGGATTTAGAACAGCTGGTGTAAATACTGCTTACACTATTCAATATAATTATTCAGACAGTACCAATGAAACTGTTAATTACAATGGACAGTCTGGTGCTACATATGAAGATATTACAAAATCAGTTACAGGCAAATATATAACTAGCTTTGTTATTACTGTTTCTGATTGGTCAGGTATTGATACTATTTATTGGAAATACGATGACACAACTACAACGACAACAACTACTACTACAACTACAACCACCACAACAACTACCACTACTACTACTCCAACGACAACTACAACAATACCGCCAACAGTAGGAGTTCCAACAAACTTTACTGCAACAAAAAATAGTAACGGCTCTATAACACTTGATTGGGACGCACCAACTTCTGGTAATCAAACACCAGATAGGTATACAGTTCAATATGGTGACAATGGAGTACTAGATCAAAACCCTACTACAACAGATACAGAAATGACTTTGACTAGAAGTCAATTAGAAACTGCACTTGGTCTAAGTAGCAGTGAAGGTATAGCTTATATGTTTCACGTTAAATCAGAGAATGTTGCTCAATCAATAGAGTCTTCTTTTACAGATGTCGAAACAATAACTATAAGTCAGGCACCAGATAATTCTGCTGGTACTTATTCTGTTACAGAAACTACTGATGGTATAAATATTGAATGGATAGCACCTACAACTTATTGGGTTGATATTGCTGCGTATAAAGTTATATATGCTGAAGAAGATAGTGATGATTACAATTCAAGCGTTTGGCAATATCTTTATGTAAGTACAGATACAAGTGTTACAGAATACACAATACCTTGGACTGATAACTTTGATAATTGGGATTATGGAACTATTGATGGAGAAAACTTTTTTAGAATATCTACTTGTTCAGCAAGTTGGTGGTGTAATGATATAAAAGATAGTTTTACGGTTACTAATACTTTAGGACCTCCTATGAATCCAACAGTACAAAATGTATATGACTCTGGAGTTTTAGTTGAATGGGATGCACCTAATACTGGAAGTAGAACGGTTGATACATACGATTTATATTACAGAATAAATGGGACTCAAGACAATACTCTTGTTACAGGGATTACCAATACTGAATACACAATTCCATACAGTGCTATAACTGATAATACTTATGTGTTCAGCATTCAAGCTAAAAATGCTAATTACAATGTAACGTCTGGATATTCTACTGAACCTTTGTTAAGCGTAGTAAATCAAAAAGTTTTAGATGATAATGCAGCAGCTCAAGCATTAGCTGATGCTCAAGCAGCAGCAGAAGCAGAAGCACAAGCCGAAGCTAATAGAGTTGCAGCAGCTGAACAATCGGAACGAGACCAAAACTATGCTGAAACAGGTGTTTCAGAAACTGATGCAGAGCGTACTGATAGAGAAGCAAGAACTTATGTGGTTGGAGATGAAGAAGTTGAATATACTCAATCAGAAGTAGATGATGGTACAGTAGAGAGAGACCAACAAAGACAAAAAAACTTAGAGCTATATGGTGTAGAATTAACAGATGAGCAAATTGAAAGAGGCGATGCAGGTGATATCGAACTTATTGAAGAAGATGATGAAGAATTTGAAGAAACCGAAAGAGGAGAGTTTCCCGAGGATGATGATTTGGTATTCATACCAGAAGATGAATATTACGATGACGACATTATTTACGAAGTATACGATGAAGATGAAGGTTGGGTTGAAGTATCAGAAGAAGAGTTTGAAGAAATACTTGAGTTCGAAGCTGAGCGTGATGCTAAAGAATTAGAAGTTCTAGAAACATATGACCTTGAACAATTAGAAGATTTAAATTTATATATTCCAGAAGAAGAATACGAAGAGCTTACTGAAGAAGAAATAAGACAAATAGAAAAAGAGTTTGAAGAGTTTATTGAAACAATAATTGTTGTTGAAGAATATCTTGAAACATTAGAAACTGAAGAATGGTTAGAACCTGTAGTTATATTAATACCAGAAGATATTGATATAACCGAAATAGAAATAGTTGAAGAACGTGTAACACCTATACCAGAAGATGATGAAGTAATAATTATTATAGAAGACTTTCCTGACGAGGGTCCAATTGAAAGACCTAAAAAAGATGAAGTATTTATAGAAGAACTTGATGAAGAAGAAATTGAGATTTTAACTGAAGAAGAATATGAAGAATATAAAGAAGAGCGTAAGGAAGTCGTTGAAGCTTATGTTGAAGAATTAGAAGAAGAAATTATAGAAGAAATTTTGCCAGAGACAGTTACAGTAGAAGAGTTTGAAGAAATAAAAGAAAAAGATATTGAAGAACTTACAGAAGAGGAAGTTGAAATAGTTGTTGAAGTTGCTGCTGAAGTTATTGAAGAAGTTGTAGATATTGAAGAACTAGAAGAAGTCATAGTTGCTGAAGATATAGAAGTATTAGAAGAAGAAGAACTAGAAGAATTATCTGAACAAGAGCTTGAGGCTTATGAAGAAGAGCTTGATGAAGTTATTGAAGAATTTGTTGAAGAACTAGAAACAGAAGAGTTAGTTGTAGTTGTTGAACAGATTGCAGAAGTTGGTGTTGAAAATCTAGCTGTAGCTGATGAACAAACTATAAAAGTTGTACAGGCAGTTGTTGCAGAAGTTGTAGATACAGAAACTGTTGCTGAATTATCTGAAGAAGAAGTAGAAGCTGTTGCTGAAGTTTTAGGTTTTGAAGAAGAAGAAGACGTTGCAATTATTGCAGAAGTTGCTGCTAAAGATGAAGTAGTTGCAGAAGCTGTTAGTGAATATGTAGAAAGAGCTGTAGAAAATGCAGAAGTAGAAAATTATACTCTTGCTGATGTTGTTACTGAGGTCCAAGTTGAGGAATTTTTAGAAAATCCTATACAATCTTTTACTGATGTAGACTTTTCAGAAATATCAATTAGCACCATAGGGTATGATATGACTAATGACCAGAAAGAGAAAGCTCAAGAGGTTGTGGTCCCTGTTATCATAGTCGCTCAAGTTATCGCTCAAGCTGGTTCCTTACTTACTAGGAGATTTTAAGTGATTAAAAAAATTATAAAAGCATTATATGATCTACTTGGATTACCATATTATGTTGTATTAAATACACTAAAAGGCTTTTGGTTTGGGGCTAAAAAAACTTATAAAGGTTTTTTAGTTTCTGCTAAATGGTCTTTTAATAAAGTTATAAAAGCAATAAAAAGTATTCCAAGTTTATTAAAAATATTTGGTAAATGGTTGATCGATGCGGTTAAAGAATCAATAGCACAAATTTTTACTTTGTTAGGTTTCTTTATAGCTTGGTTTACATTAACCGGAACGGCACAAGATATTGTAGGTATAGCGATAGTCGTATCTACAGCTATTTGGTTATTGACTATCAGATTGCGAGACTAATTATGGACTGCTGCGGAAGCGGATGCTGTAACGGAGGCAATTAAAGTTACCAATGGCTAGGAAGAAAAACCGTAATGGTATGTCTAATTGGGCTAAAATAAAACAAATATTTTGGCGTATGATTGCAACCTTTACGGCTAATGGTTTAGCAACTATTGGTGCCGGAACATTGTTAGGCATAGAAATAGTAGATGCCATAATCCTAGCCGGTATACTCGGCTGTGTTAAAGTAGCAGAAGATTTATCAAGAGCATATTTAGATGATGGTAATTTAAGTTTAGAAGAAATAAATGATGCTTTTAGTAAGTTTGACAGGAGAAAAAAATGACAGAAAGAAATAACGGTTTTACACAAAAAGAAATGTTAGTAATGATCTTAGAGGGTCAAGACAAAATTAACGAAAGAATAGATGACCTTCACGAAAAAACAAATACAAAAATTTCAAGAGCAGAGCTAAGTGGTTGGGTAGTAGCTGTATCAGCTTTAGTAGTTTTAGTTCAAGCTGTGATGTGAACTGCCCGGTTTGTCAAATTCCTCTATTAGAGATTCACGCTGGACTTTACTGTTATAATAAAAAATGTATTGTTTATAGACAAAAAGCAATAGCTTGTTGTGAAGGAGGAGAAATTGCCGGAGAAAGCTGCAGATAAAAAAATAAAAAAATTATTAGAATATGCTGCTGCAATGATCGTTATGTGGACATCTAAAGAAAAAAGAAATGAATACTTCGATTACTTATATACATTATGCGAAGATCAAGATGCCTAGGTATGATTACAAGTGTCTAAGTAACAAATGCGAACAAATGTTCGAAGTTACTCATAAGATAACTGAAGACCCAATCATTAAATGTATACTTTGTGAAAGTCCAACTCAAAGACAAGTATCTAAAAATGTTATGTTTGAAACTCCTGTTGATGTAGATTGGGATGGAGATCCTAAAGATTTAAGTCCAAAATCATTTAAACAGTATAATGAAGCAAAGAAAATTAAGTATAAATGGTAATGCGTTAGTCACGCGTTATTAACTCATATAGATAAGATAAGAGGAGATAAGAAGAGATAAGATGAGATTAGAATATAACTATAAGGAAGAGTCAGTAAGAAAAGGTGTTGTATGATAGAATACATTTGTCGGTCTTCCACTCCGACTTCCTCCCATCAATGGCTGTCTTAGGATAGCCATATGTCAGATAACACATTATATATACCAAAATTACCTCCCTTACACGATTCACAACAAAAAGTATTTGATTCAGAAGCTCGTTGGAAAATACTTTGTGCTGGTAGACGATTTGGAAAAACTAGACTAGGTGTACAAATGTGTATGGAAGTAGCACTTAGAGGTGGTAGAGCTTGGTGGATAGCTCCTACTTTTGCTATTGCTAGAGTTGGATGGAGAGATATTCAAGCAACAGCTCAATCTTTTCCTAAAGAAATAGAACCTGTAATTTCTATTGCCAATATGGAATTTAAATTAGCAAATGGTGGAGAAATAGCTGTTAGATCAGCTGACAATCCACAAAGGCTTAGAGGTGAGGGTTTAGATTTTATTGTTATGGATGAGGCTGCTTTTGTCAAACCTGAAGTTTGGCAAGAAGTATTAAGACCTACATTGACTGAAAGAAAAGGTTCTGCTTTATTTATTAGTACACCTATGGGTATGAATAACTGGTTTTTTAATTTATGGGAAACAGCAGAAACTGCAGACAACTGGGAAAGATTTAGATTCTCAACTTATGATAATCCAAGAATAGATCCTGAAGAAGTAGATCAAGCAAAAACAGAAGTAGGTTCTATTGTTTTCGCTCAAGAGTATATGGCAGAATTTGTAGAAGCAGGTCAAGGTATGATTAAACCTGAATGGATGGAATATTGGTCATATGATGATAATGGAGATTTTTTACTAAATGGAGAAACTTATTTTAAAAACGAATGCACTATATTTTTAGCAACAGATATAGCAACTTCTCTTGATGAAGATGCAGATTATACTGCTATTATAGCAATTGCTTTGACCAAAGACAATAAAATGATTGTTTTAGATTGTTTACGTGAAAGGTACGAAGGACCCGATGTACTTACTGCTATACAAAAAATGATAGATAAACATCAAGCTGGTTGGGTGACTATGGAAAGACAAGGATTTCAACTTTCTTTAATTCAGATGGCACAACGTCAAGGAATGCGTGTAAAAGAAGTTAGACCAGATAAGGATAAAGTCGCACGAGCATTGACTTTATCTGCTAGGATGGAAGCTGGAGATGTCTATTTTAAGATAGATGCTCCTTGGCTTGATGATTTGGAAAGAGAGTTATTCACCTTTCCAGTTGGAGCACACGATGATATGGTAGATGCACTCGGATACGGTGTCCTGAACTTGAACGAGCGTAGACAATGGACTGCTTATTAGTTTAGGAGATAAATGGCTGACGAATTAAATGCGTTTCAAAGATTTACGAAACGATTAACTCCATCAGGACGAGAAGAGTTAAAAAGATTAAATTTTAATCAATCACTAGCTTCCGCGCTAGATAGATCTGTATATGGTTACAACACACAATCAGGATATTTTCCTTCAGATAAATTAGAAGATATTGGTAATGGTTCTGGTAACTCCGCAGTTGCTGCTTGTTTGTCAGTATTGGCAACAGCTTTTGCAGAACCTAGATTACAAGTATTTAGAGAAGATGAAGCTGGTCAAGACAAGCAATTAGCTAAACATCCTATTTCTAAATTATTTAAAAGACCTAATCCTTTTATGTCTGGTGCAATACTTTCACACTATTTAGTTTCTTCAATAAGTGTTGAGGGAGATGCTTATCTTTATAAAAATAGAAACAAAAAAGGACAGGTTGTCCAGTTAGTACCTTTGATGCCTTCTTTTGTAACACCTAAAGGCAACGTTGAAAGATTAATTACTCATTACGAGTACACACCTACTACAGATACAGTTGACCTTCCTGTCAACGATATAGTTCACATTAGGACAGGTATAGACCCCAATGATCATCGAAGAGGTTACGCACCTATCAAAACTGTTCTTAGGGAAATATTAGGTGACGAAGCAGCAGGTCAATACTCTACTGCTTTATTACATAATATGGCAATACCGGGAGTTATACTTTCTCCATCAGGTGATGCTATGGGTGGACCTACTAGAGAAGAAGCAGAAGCTATATCTGAAATGTATAAAACAAAGTTTGGTGGTGCTAACAGAGGACAGCCAATGGTTTTAACAGGAGCAATGAATATTGATGTTGTTTCATTCAGTCCTACAGATATGAATTTAATTGAACTTAGAAGATTACCTGAAGAAAGAGTTGCAGCTGTTATGGGTGTTCCTGCTGTATTAGCAGGTTTAGGTGCAGGTTTAAATTCAGCAACTTATAACAATACAAGAGAACTTAGAGAATATTTTACAGAACAAAAACTTGTTCCTTTATGGAGAACAGTTGCAGATGAACTAACTTATCAATTATTACCAGAGTTTGATAACAATGACAATATTTATTGTAAGTATGATGTAGAAAGCGTCAGAGCTTTATCTCAAGATCAAGATGAATTGTATAAAAGAATGAATCAAGCTGTAAGTGGTGGTTGGGCAACCATAGGTGAAGCTAGAAATATAGTAGGACTACCTGCCGATGATACTCACAATGTTTACCTTAGACCACTTAATATGCAACAGGTTAATGCCTCTGAAGTTCCTGCACAAGAGGACGCAGAAGATACTTCTATACCTGTCGGACAAGATGATCCGTTAGAAATTCCTCAAGCAAGTATAGATCAAACATTTGTTTCACAAGAAGAATTAGAAAAAAAAGATCTTATGGATACTGGTGATGCAGTTCCAGAATCAACTAGACAAGCAATATCTGTAACACCTACAAGAGGTATGGATATGTTTGTAAGTAGAGAATCTGCTGAAGAAAGAGCAAAGCAAATAGGTTGTCAAGGTTCTCATTCACACGAGATAGAAGGTATGACATACTATATGCCTTGTTCTTCTCACGAATCTTATGAAAATAGTAAAAAAGCATACATACACAATATGGTTGAGGAGCTTAAGGTGAGCTTAGAAGAGGCAGAAGCAATGTACGAGAGAGGTGACGATTTGCATAGTCCAGAAGAAAAAGCTGCACTTGATGAAGATATATTTGATAATCCCGGTGAAGCAATGAATAGATCAAAAGAATTATCTTGTGCTGTTGGTGTTCACACACACGATGTAAATGGCAAAACAGTTTTTATGCCTTGCAAGACACACGATGAATATGAAGAAGCTATCAAAGATAAAACTAAAAGTAAACACGTTACAAACTTTCCAAGTCCCGGTGATGACCAACTTGTAAGAATAACAAATTCAAAATACAAACAATTTCCATTTGCTTATGCTAAAGCTTTGAAAGAAGACTATCCAGAAATTTGGAGACTTGCTGGTAACGGTGGTAATCCTCCAACATCATTTACTGGTAATGATGCTTTTAGAAGATGGTCTAAATATCAAGAAGGTGATAGAAGCGAGTCTGTTCTTAATTGGGTAAGAAGAAGAGAACGATATATGGGTAGACATCAAAATGATAAAAGATTAAATGGTACTATTGCAGCTATAAAGTGGGGTGGAGTTCTTAATATAGGAGTTCCTGCTATGAAAGCAATAATTAATGAAAGAAAAAAATTAGTTAGAGAACGAAGAAAAAAAGCATCTGATCTAGCTGATGAAATGGCAATTAAAGCTGTATCTGCAAGAATTAGAAAAATTTTAAGAGATAAAGTTACAAAACATAATGCAGGTAATCCTAAATTTAGAACAACTACAGGAACTTTAGCTAAAGTATTTAATAGAGGTGTTGGAGCATATAGAACAAATCCGGGTTCAGTTAGAGGCAATGTTAGGTCAGCTGACCAGTGGGCATTAGCCAGAGTGAACGGGTTTTTAAGAGCATTAAGAACTGGAAGATTTAAAAGAAAGCCTTATGATACTGATCTTTTACCATCAGGTCATCCTGCAAAATCAAGTAAGAAAGCAGAATCTGTTAGAACAGGTCAATCTGTATCTTGGAGTATAGATAAAAGTCCAGAACCACCGTCAACAGTTCACGGTGTAGTTGTATCTGTAAATAGTCAAGATAAAGAAGCTACTATGCAGGTCTGGGCAATAATGGAAGATGGCTCACATAAGAGAACAGACAGAAGAGTCACAATGCCTATTTCAACCCTAAGAATCATATCTGATATAACTAAATAAATCTAGTAAAAGTAGTCGTTAAGAATTAAGGTCTACTGATAGAATTAATATGAAATTGGCAATTTTATATATTTAGGAGTTTAAGTGTCAGAAAATTTTGATATTAAGTCAATAGACTTAGAGATAAAAAATGACGAAAAAGGCGAAGTCGCTGCCGTCTTTTCAGTCTTCGATAAAATAGATTCAGATGGCGACATCGTAACAGCAGGTTCAATTAAGTCAGGTTTTAAATCAGGTGATGTACCTATGGTATGGGCTCATAAATGGGATATGCCAATTGGTAAAGGTCAAATTTCACAAGACAACGATAAAGCGACATTTAAAGGTCAGTTTTTTATGGATACAGAATCTGGCAAAGAAGCATACAACTTAGTAAAAGCTATGGGCGATTTACAACAATGGTCTTTTGGATTTAAAGTTGAAGATTCTGAATATGGAAAACTTAAAAAAGACGGTGAAGAAGAGCAAGATGTTAGATATCTTAAAGGCTTAACTGTTTATGAAGTTTCACCTGTTCTTGTCGGAGCTAATCAAGAAACATACACAATGGCTATAAAATCAAATACTGATTTATTAGAAGAATTAACAGATGCAAAAGCTGTTATGACGACAGAAAGTATGAATCAACCAGATCCTAATGAAGAAGAAGAGGTTGAAGAAGCTCCAGCAGAAGAAGAAACTATAGATGAAATTGACACTGAGTTTGAAGAAGTTTCTGAAGAAGAAGCTCCAGAAGAGGATGCTGAAGCAGAAGAAATTGCTGAGGAAACTGCTGAAGAAGAAGAAAAGGATTTAAAAGTTTCAGAAGAAGTCAATAAGACTTTTTCGGAAGAGGTCAAAGATGTGCTTGCTGCATTAGAGAACCTTATAACAAGGGCGAAAGCAATTTCGTCCCTCCGTGAAAAAGACGGTAGAAAATTAGGCACAAAAGCTACTGAAGCACTTCGCACGGTTCAGGACGATCTCAGCGATGCTTGGGCAGAATTAGACTCATTTGTCGATGAGTTCGGTGATGAAGTAGTTTTAGAGTCAGAAGTAGAAGAGCAACCAACTGACGAAGGTGAAGTCGATGAGAATAACGGTGTAGTTGACGAAGCCATCGATGCTGAAGTCGAAGAAGAAATTCAAGACGAAAACAGTTCTGAGGAAGAAGAAGCTGAAGAGACTCCTGTCACTGAAGCATCCGAAGAATCAGAGGATAACAGCGAATCAACTGACGAAGATTTTGATGCCGAATGGGTCGAAGGTCAAAGGCTTATAGCCGAGACTGTAGACATAGAAGTATAAGTAATAGACTATAGGAGATAATAGTGAGTAAAGTAGACGAACTTAAACAAGATATCGTTAAAACTCGTGAAGATCTTAAAGTTATATTCGAAGGTGCAGACGAAAACGGCAAATATACTGCTGATCAAAAAGAAAGTATTGCGAAAGCTAATACTCTTTTAGCAGAGCAAGTCGATGATCTCAAACTCGAAGAAGCTAAAGAAAAAAACGAGAAAGCTTTAGAGGTTGAAAATGAGCCTGTTAACACTATACCTAATCCAATGCCTGAGCAAAAAGGACCTCAATCTATTGGGGAACAATTTGCTGAATCTGATGCTTATAAAGCATATACAGAAAAAGGCGTTAAAGGTGTAGATTCACACGCAGAATTTAAAACAACCTTAAACACAACCGGTTATCCACCTGAGAGCTTAAGAGCTCCGGGAATATTGGAGACCGCGTTAAGAGATCCTGATAGCGTAATTGGATTGTTTGATCAAATCAACACAACTCAAAATGCTTATGTGTATCTCGAAGAGACAACTTTCACAAACAATGCAGGTGAGATTGCAGAATCTGGAGACATTAGCTCAGCTAACGAATCCGCACTTGCGTTTACAGAAAAGACAGAATCAATCAGAAAGATTGCTACTTTCTTACCTGTAACAGATGAGTTACTCGCTGACGTTGCTGGAATCCAAGGCTATGTCAACTCAAGACTATCAACAATGATGAAATTGAGACTAGACAATCAGCTTATGGACGGTGACGGAAGTGCTCCTAATTTAACTGGTGTATTAAACAAATCAGGAATTAACTCCTTTCAATTTGGTTCATACTCCGGAGAATTAGGTAGACTCGGACAAATTTATCAAGCAATAACAGAAATCAGAAAAGATGCATTTGTTGAAGCAGATGCTGTGATTATGCATCCTGAAGACTGGTATCAAATTGTTACTGGCGTAACAGATGTAGCTACTACAACATCTGGTGCTGCTGCCAAAAACCCATTATTTGTGGTTGCTGGTGGATTCGGTGCTGATGTTTCTCCAAAAATTTGGGGACTAAATGTAGTACCATCTACAGTTGTTAATGCTGGAACAGTGTTAGTTGGTAAATTCGGTGGCGGAGACGCTGCACAAGTTATTATGAGAGAAGGCGTAGACCTTGCTGTTTCCGACAGCCATAGTGACTTCTTTGCAAAAAATCAATTGG